TGCTCGCCAAGGATGATTTTTTCCTCAAGCGCCTTGATTAGCGATTTTTCTACCGCCATCGTGGTCTGCTCGTGTTGGGGTTTACGCCGGCGCTCCTGCGCTGATAGGCCAGGATGTCGCGGTTCAATTTGCTGAGTGCCGCCGTGGCCTGCGCAGTGGTTTCATAGGTGATGGTGCGGTCGCCCAGCTGGATGCTGACGACGCCTGCGCCAGAAAGCAAAGACGCTTCCAGCTCGTCGCGAAGTGTTAGGGCGGCGGCAATGTCCATGCCGCAAGATTGGCAGGCGTTATAGTGACAAACTAGGCAAGAATGTCACTTTTTGCAGATGCGCCGCACCGTGCGCTCGGACAAGCAAAACGCTTGCGCGATGCTCCGATAATTTCGGCCGTTGAATTGCCGTTTTATGCAATCGTCGCGCTGCGTTCGTGAAAACCAAGGCGGCCGCTTTGGCAGATACAAGCGCTGGCCACCAACATCATGGCTGACCTGTTCAACCGCATCGATTGCCATGGATGCCGCTTTTTCAGAATCAATGCCGTTCTCTGACAATTTACGGTGCAACGCATCAACCATCATTTTGTAAACATCACTCACCTTTTGCGCCCTCTGATGAAATTGTCCTTTTTTGGGATAAACGAGGTTTTCTGCTGCGCGTTTTCCGCCGCTTGTTTTGTCGGCTCTCCGCTTTTATTGCTGGCGCTGCGGTTGGCGCGACCCGATAGCCTCAGCGCAGCCAGCGCGTAAACCATGCAGTCGAGCGCTTCGTTGCGTGCGCGTGTTTGCACCCATTCCTGAAAAGGTCGATGACCTTTGGTTTTTGTCACCAGTTTTTCTGCGGCCAGCTGCGCGAAGTATTCGTCGTCAAACGCCGGATGGATCGGGAAATGGATATACCCCTTTCCGGGTTCGGTCAGTTTCAGGCGCGCATAGATAAGTGCCTTTCCCTGGTCCACGCCGATCGGTTCAACCGGCATGCCTTTGCGATTGCGGCGGCGCATACGCTGGCGGCGCGCGCGCTCGTCTTCGATCAGCGGCCTATTCATGCCTGGCATACCCTTGATCGGCACCATCCACCGGTTGGCCTGGCACCAGGCATATACCTCGTCCGCATTGTATCCGCTGTCGATCGCCGCGAAATCCACGCCGGCATGCCGAAGTGCGTCGGTGGCTTTCGCGTACACTTCTGACCTTGCCGTATCGCCGGGAATGATCAGGTGATCCATTGCCCAGCCCTGTTCCTCTTCACCCCAGGCCAAAACGGTGGCCTCAATACGGTCTTTCTGTATATCCACGCCGGCGGTGGTGATACGCGTTGGCAAGGTTTCTGGATATTGCTCAAGCCGGCCGATCAGTGCCAGGTCTTCGATGCTGTCGCCCTGCTCTTCCCAGGTTTCGCCCAGCGTCGTATTGATGAATCGCTTTAGCTCAGAAGTATCACCGTGAACCACTTCCCATTTTTCCCAAAGCTCGCGCCATGTGAAGCCGAGGCCGTTTGGCGAATACAAGCCGTTCAAATGGTAGCCGCGCACTTTGCGTTCCGGGTGTTGCGGTATCCACCGGCCTTTTTCGAGCATGCCTTGTTTGTGGTGCTCGTCAATCTGCGCGCCACAATGCCGGCAAGCGTAAAACACATGCCCGGTGGATTCGCTATGCACCAGGCCATAGGTGCCGTCAGGATGGCGCCAGCGCAGCACCTGGTATTCGCCGCAGTGCGGGCATGGCACGTGGTATTCGCGCATGTCGCTGCGATGGTATTCGCCTTCGATGCGGCTGTTGCCTTTCACCGTTGGCGTACTGACCAACAGCACTTTGCGGCGCGGGAATGTTTTTGTGCGTTCGTCGATCAGGCCAAGCGGGTCGCCCTCTTCCCCGACTTCCCAGGGGAAGCGATCGACTTCATCGCACAACACGTAACGAATCGGCATCGATGCCAGGCTGGCCGGGCTGTTAGCGCCTGCCAATACCAGCATGCCGCCTGGAAAGTCTTTCAGCTCTTCGGCATTGCCTGCATCGCGCTTGCTGCGGCCGTTAAATATGGATCGGATAGCTGGGGTTTCCGTCAGCAACGGGTCCAGGCGCTGGCGCACCCATTTTTTACGCACGTCCAGCGTCGGCAACACCACCAGCATCGGCGCCGGCGCGTGTTCCATCACATACCCGATCCAGTTCAAACCGACCTCTGTTTTTCCTAGCTGCGCGGCAAATTGCAGCACGATGCGCTGCGTTGTTGAGGTAGCGCTCAATTCCTCCATGATTTCCTTCAGGTATGGCGTTCGCGTTGTTCGCCACTGACCAGGCTCGCCGCTGCCCTTGCTACTGAGCACGCGGTATTTCTCGGCCCAAGCCGCCACCGTGCGCACCGGGCGCGGCTTGCAGGCTTTGGCTGCGGTGCCTAGCAAGATCTGTCTGGCGCTTGGTATGGCGGTTGCTGATTGGCGCTGTGTTTTCATTTGTGGTTATGCGACAAATGTGTCCGTTAATCCCTAGTTAGGTTTCGTCATCGTCCGGGGTCATCATGTCCAGCAATGCTTGTGCGTGCTTCATGATTTCTACCGCTTTGTCGTATTCCTCATCATCGCCCTGGTTGTCGTAGACATTCACCATTGCACAAGCCAAGTCTTCGCAAAGGTTTTCGATCATGTCTTCGTCGATTTCATCCGGTGTATTGGGCAGGTAATACATGGGCATTGGTAATTTCCTTTTGTGAGTAAAAACCTAACAAGTCATGCAACGCGACGTCGTAACCACCGCGCGCTCCACGTTGCACCGAGCGTCGCGCGTTCATAGGTGCGTTATGCGCTAGTACCAAGCCACACAAACGACATTCCGAAAATGGTCACGCTCGCCACCATTAAGCCGCCGAGCTGATCAGGTTCCCATTCCCAGGCAAATAGTTTGTCTGTTCGGTCGCGTTGTATTTTAAGTCGCTTCATTCGTCGCCTCTTTTGGGTCATGTTCGTAGTCACAGACAGATTCATGGTTAGAGCAAAACCGAAAGCCGGTCGTCGTTACCTCTACCATTCTCATGCCACAACATGGGCATATTTCATCTGTCAGCGTATGCACACATCTGCCGTTTCCGCAGTTCATCACGCCGCATGAGTAACTTTCTCGCTGTTCAATGTCATGTAAACTTTTCATACCTGTTAACTTTCCTTACATATCCAGCAGGTAGCGCATAACAAGTCAGTCGTGTGGACCCTCGCTTCGCTCGGGCCGCACACTTCAATCGTTAGTTGCTTCGCAACTTTGCCATACAAACCAACTCTAAAAACTCCGCAGGCAGTGTTTCGATATTCGCCTCGTCATACTTGATTCGAGGCCAGCCCACATCATTGTGTCCAAGTACCTCTGCTAGTCGACCCCTGCGCTTTCCGTGAAACGTCTCTTTCTTAACTCTCACGATGTCGTGAATAGCAAAATCGCAACTAACAACTGCATCATGGGCGGACGCTTCAACCCCTGCGGGCTGTTCTTGTTCAGTGGTTCCGTTCTCGTTCATCGTGTTCTTCTCCTTCGGCGCAAGCGCCGCATATGCTTGGCGTTATGAGTTCGAGTAACTGGCAAGTCTGCCGTTCTCAAACTCAAAGAAATCATGCCCACGCAGCAAGCTATCAAGATCGGTTGATTCAAAATTCCAGTCTGGGTGATATATGTTCCGGCATTCGCCTACAAAAACATATTCATATTCCCAATTTTTTCGCCTTGTGTACTTTATCTCCAGTTCAGCGAAGGTGGAGCAAAGTTTATCAATGTCACTCATAACAAGTAGCTCGTTCGGACGTTCCGCTGCGCTCCACGCCGCACAGCATTGGCGTTAGGCGTCTATAGGCACGCCGTCATGGTCGAACCAATCAATAGCTTCCGGCCTATCGGCGATGAAATTCGTCATTACATTTGCAGGTCCAAGTCCGCTAGTGGGTTGTTTTGCCATCCACTCCAGCATGATCTGCATTCGGGCGCCGCGTTGGGTGGCGAGTTTCTGAAGTCGCAAAACCTCGTCCTGTAGTTCTGCGTTTTCCTGCTGCCAGCCTTTTATGCTTAGCGCACCGTCTTCTTTTCGTGGCTTTGGCGAGTATTCGCCTTTCCCTGGCAATGGCTGGTAGCCGTTGCCATTTCGTCCGTTGTAGTCGCTCATTCGACAATCCCCTCCCGACAATGCGTTAACTCAGACCACCTTGTGTCGTAGTTGCACCAATCCACCACCGTTCGCCAGGGCACGCCGCCCAACTGGCGGCCAATGGCGCTGTAGCTCATGCCAAGCGATCGCGCATAGCGTGCCATTTGAACGGTCTGGTCGTTGTACTTGGCACGGCCGTGCCATGCTCCAACCCGGTGGCCGGTATGGTTGCGCTTTCCCTCTTTCATTTCAGTTCGGTCCTTGCCCATGCCGGCACGGCGCGCTGATAGCGCAACCAGAAAAAGCGAACGCGCTGCCGGTGCTGGTTGATCGCCTGATTCACATCGGCATGGCCTTCCAGGTCGCTCATGGCTTGGTCACAGGAGGCGGCAATATCTTCACGATACTGGCGGTGCGCCTTTTGGTAGGCGGCGTTAATCGTTGGCATGTTGCCTCCTGCGCTTTAACTCGCGCTCGATGTACCAGCGCGCTTTTTCCAAATCTTCGATCGCGTCGTTCTTCAGATCCGCCCGCCAGATGTATTTCACGGCGTTGCCCAGGCTGAAACCCATGTGCTCCGTCACCTGAATGCACTCAACGCCAGAAGGATGGCTCGTGTAATGCGCAGGATGGTTAACCTGGTCTTGCGCCTGCTCGGCTTGTTCGCCGTGCTCCCGTCGCTGCATCTCGGTATGCAACAACCCTTCGACATAGGTGGCGCACGATTTTAGCGATGATTTTTCGAGGTTGGGGATTAAGTGCGCCAGGCTGTTGCTCAGCCTGGCCAGCTCGCCCTGCTTGATGTTTTGCAGGCCGTGGTTTTTTGTCGTCATGCTAGACGCCCTCCATTTTGCGATTCATGGTGCTGGATACCTCTTGCAGTATTTCTGCGGCGGCATCTTCCAAACTGCGGTGTATTGCCGCCGTGTCGCCGCGATGCGCGGACAAGGCGCCAGCAAGCCGATCCGGCAGGCTTTCGTGCAAGGTGCGCAGGATGGTGAAGGTTTCATCCCAGATGGCTTCGACCTCTTTCCGGTCCAGTAGCGCGCCGGCCTTTTCATCCGCTTCCATCTGCGCTTTTTCTGCTTTGGCTTTTTGCAGCTTGTAGGTTTCCAGCTTTAATGCGGCACTGATTTTTTCAACGCCTTGCAGCGAACCAGGCATCGCGCTTTGCTGTTCTGCCATAGGCGGCGGCGCGGCTCGCTGTTCGGCCTTTTCCGCCTCGATCTGTGCCTTACGCGCCTGGTGATGTGGTTCGGCGCTTTCTGTAGCCTCGCGCATCCGCATGGCGTCTGCCGGGTCAATGCGCCCATGGGCATTTTTCCTGATGCGGCCGTTTTTTACCCACTGACTGACGCACTGCGGCGTGACACCGCATAACCGGGCGAAATCCGCTTGTGTGATGCCTTTACTCACTAGCCCGCACCTGTCTACAGCTGTCAACAAGTTGTCTACAAACAAAAACCCACGTTTTTCCTAGCCTGTCAACGCCGTCAACGCTGTCTACGGCACTGATCGCGTATGTGAGAGCATGTTTTTTGATGAAGGATTCAAGAACGCATGCGCACGCACATGTGCGCGCGATGGCGTTGACGGCGTAGACGGCGTTGACGCGCCTTGTTTTCACTGGATTCCCGCTTGTAGACAAGTTGTTGACAGGCGTTGACAACATCAGAAATCCCCACCCGCACCGGCATTCACGGCCTTTTCAAACGCGAAATAACCGCGCGTCAGCCACTT